TATTGTTCCGGCTGTGGTGGTTACTTTCTTATTATAACGTACATTATGAGTACCACATTGAGGGCATTCGTATTTGTCACCACCTCTTAACACGGCATAGTTTACTTTAGATTGAGTGTATGTATTCAGTTTTTCAAATACAGCCTGTAATACGTTTACATCCATTTGGCAGTAAGCTACCATCTTAGCCATTGCCTCAGGTGATTTCTTAAATACAATGTCTTTCCATAAGTCAAGACCTCCGGTGTCCATCTTAGCTCCAACTCCTAAGAATTTAGCAATATAGTCTAGCTTATTAGAATTAAAATTAAAATACCTTTTAGCCTCTTTTAGTGTATCAATGGTGTTATGAATTGGTGGCATAGCTAGGCCGTGAAATATGCACCTTGTCCTTAGCCATTTCATATCAAATCTATCGCCATTGTGAGCCACAATTTCATTTGCTTGAGCCATAACCTTTAAGAATTTCTTAAGCATTGCCTTATCAGATTGTTTTGAGTCCCATTCAAGGCTGTGTACTTCCTCTTCCCCTTCCCATTTATAGCAGATGCATATAATAGCTCTCTCGTGAATGATGTCACCCGGGTTAATGGTTAAGTTGTAACCACTACGCCAAAAGATTCCAACATTAAAACTAGTCTCAATGTCGAAAAATAGTCTGTTTCTAGTCATTTAAATGGGTTATATAATTTGTCTATTAATCGCAGGATAAAAAACAAAGCTACACCACAAATAAAACCTATAAAGAATAGCCTCCAATTAGTTTTTGCTTTTTGTATCTTAGCTTCTTTGTAAATGTACTTATATTTTAATACATCTTGCTTTAATATTTGAGTCTTATACTTATATTCTATTCGTGTTTGAAAACGGGTCTTAGGAATATACACATTTTTAAAAAACAGCACAGAGTCCTTTGTAGTTATTATCTTTTCCCAAATGATAGTATCATTTACTATTACAGGAACAGAATCAATAGTAGTAATACGAATAGTGTCGCTATCTTGTACAAGCTTTAAGCCGTGTTTAAGAGCTTTCTTATAGTGGTATTGAGCCATTCGTTCGGAGGAACAACTAAGTAGCGTTAAAACGCTTAAAAATGCGAGTAGTTTTTTCATTATGGATAAGAGTAAATTTAAATTTATAACGCCTTTAACATTTCAATCATACGAGGACAAGGATATATATCGCTTTTGTCGTGACGTACGCTATTATGTGTAAAGATTCCCGGCTCTCCTCTCAAAGCTCGTTTGTCTATGTCAAAAATACTAGCAAAATAATCTTTGGGAATGTTGTATTGATTACACAGGTAGACTAGCAATTGTCTAGTGGATTCAATTTGTGCATCCGTGTATTTTTGCCAATAGATATAACCTTTATATTTAGTTGGTAGTTCTGTTACCTGTGTATAGTCTACCTTCCCTCCTACATAGTTATAAAAGTATCCGTTCTTTTTTGTAAGTTGTCCATAGTTACAAATTTCTATTCCTACAGATAGCCTATCTAAGCTTCGGTAAGTTACTCCCATCTCTTCAAAAACTTCTTGCTTAAGTCCTAAGTGATAAGCCCAATTTTTAGAGCTAAAGCATTGCACAATTGTACCATTACCACCAATGATAAAAGCAGTCGCTACTTTGCCAACTTTCTGATTGAAAAATTTAGCTACGGATACAGCGTCAGAATTACCTGCAGTATGATGCAAATAGATTTGTCTTTTGTCCGTAAGCTCATCTACAAATTGATTGTCAGATAGTCGGTGTTGAACTATCTTCGTTATGTCTAATTCCATTTAAATCCGTTTTAATTTCTTTAGCTCTTGCGAAAAGGTTTTTAAGGCCTTGCCATATGTCCACCCCTTTTACTGCTTTTATATTCTCATTAATAGAGATGGTCTCGATGCTTACTAGCACTAGTGAAAGTATTTTTGTAAGCATTAAAGGAACAGAAAAGAATTTTAAAATTATATCGTTAAGTATCCAAAAGTCTATAAGATAGAATCCAATAACTGCCACCTCATATAAAAAGAATTTTGATACAATGGCCGAAAGTTTTCTTGATGTAATTTGAATCTTGAGTTTTTTAGCTTTCCAAATACCTGTTAGCGTATCTAAGACAATAGCGAAACCAATTAAAAATAATATGCCGGATATTGGTAAAAAGAAAGCGCCAATAACAGCTAATAGTTGCATCATTGATTGTTTAATTGTGGTTAATAAGATAGCTAACTGCATTCTCATATTACAAGAATTGCGTTGTTATATCCATTCTCTAAAAAGTTCCCACATAAACCTGTACAAGTTAATTGATAAGGTGTTATACAGTTGCAATGATTAAACATTGGGCGTAAATCAGTATCAGTATTTGTAGCTGAAATAAATATTGGGAATAGATTCTTGTTAGTAAGTAACCATCTAATAAGTCTTTGCTCAAAGAAACTAGCTTTTTGAGCGTAGTGTTCCATTCCAAAAGCTACTTCATTACGAGATACACTAGCAGAGTAATCTCCGGATTGAGTTTGTAAACCTTTATTTTTTAATTGATAAGTCAAACCAAATACAGCATCTTCTGCAGACCTCCAAGCAATAACAGGTTGAATAAATTCTACTAAATCAATCTCATCCGGGGTTAATGTTTGAGCGTTGTAAGCCGTTAACATATGATTATAGAAAGTAGTTCCCAAAATTGGCTGTACCCTTAAAGCTGCCTGAGTAGCTATGTAAGGTGTAACATCTGTAACATCTACATTAGCCGTTATAGGGGTGTTTACTTTTAAATATGTTTCAGTTATGAAATATAGCATTATACAATTGGTGTTGTTGGGGTTACTACTATAGCATTAGATGCACTTTGTGTTAAATCTCCGCCTTCTATTGGTGGTAAAGATGCTAAGGCTCTCACCTCGTTAATTGTCATTGTCTCAAGTACCTTTGTAGCTACTAGTGGACTAAGACTATTTAAAGCGTCATTCGTTTTTGAGGTGTCGCCTTCAAGCTCAACAATATTTTCGTTAATAATTTGAAAGTTATTGATGGTAAATTCAGCAGGTATCTTAGCAATAGTTAATAATTCGTTAAAGATTACAGATACGCAACTTCTTAACTCCATTACTACATTTTTCTCAAATATAACATACGCTTGTTTAATATCTGCTCCACCTCCTAGACTTCCTGTAGTTCTTACACCCATTAAAATTGGGTCAATCGTATGAGCAAAGCAAATTTGTTCCGTGTTTAACTGAGAGGCCTCTTGGAACAGCTTGTCATTATTGTTATTTGGCAATGCCTCAATCTTTGGTAATTGCTCTTGACTATTAGCAAAAAATGCTACAGCTTTCCCACTATTTGACGCTCCTTTTAATCGCTCAAGCGTCTCTTTTATCATATGTTTCTCTTCCTCAGACTGTGGACGTTTTGGAAACATCATAGCAAAGCTAGGGAAAATTGAGTTTTGGATATTAGATTTAGCGAAAAAACTTAATTCGCCCGAAAGAAACGCAAAATTAAGTGCCGAGCTGTATTGAGGTAAGGAATAATAATCTTGACCCAAAGACTTAATCTCGTAGCAATATAATTGTTCATAATCTGAACAAGCAACGTGGTAAGGTTTGATACTTGTAATCTCTATATTGGTACTCCAATCGTCACACAGGTAATACATATCTTTAAACCTAGATATCCTTACTTTTTCCGGTGATATATTTTCAATCTTGACTAATTTCTTGGTGCTATCAAAACATAGTTTAAAGTAAATTCTGTTGTGTACAATTAGCTGACGAGTAACAGCTTTTACTATGTGTTTTAATTTCGTTTTTCTCTCAAACATATACAACTCCAATTTCTCGGGAGTTGTTAGCTTGTCAGTAGCTAAAGCGAAACCACCACCAATTACAGCGTTAGTTTTATAGTCGCATATTGCTCCGTGTAATGGACTAGAAAAATACATTTGGTTAAGTAGCTCCGGGAAAAGATTATCGTTTCCAAATCTCACCCACATATTGGTACTATATCTACCATTTACATAGGGTAGTGACAAATCGCCTTTACCTACAGGTAAGAATGGAGTAGAAAAAGATTGATATCCCTCTACCATTTCTGCCGTTTTATTTTCTTTTTTAAATAAGTTGTACCAAGCCATAATTAATCGTATATTGATGTGCCTACTGCTCCACTAACTACCATTCTACCTTCTTCTATAACTACACCTGTGGATTGTGCAATAGTTAAAGGTAAAATATAAGGTGTAGAGCTTTCGTATATTTGATATGTAAATTGTCCTTGTAATAATGTGATGTCTACCGGCTCATT